GTATGAAGAAGGAGGTTCAGCAGGAGTGGGATTCGATTCATCCATTTGAGCGCAAGAGGGACGCAGAGCGCAACTTTTACACGACAGCTTCGTCATCGTGGCCAAATGACCAGGCTGCCTTTGCGTACGCAGCATTTGGGAGTCCATTTAGCCCAACGTGCCGAGACGACCCAGAATCATGCAATCCAGACGGTCCATATGCCCGCGGCCCAGAAACTGTTCAGCTTCGCGGAGGAAATGGTGGCGGACACGGTGGCCCCGGAGGCGGCAACAAGTAAAAAAATATACACACTAATTAATATGCCTAGCAGTGTTCTCCAGCCAGGTCTTCTATCCGTTGAGGAGGGTGTGTGGATGGGCCCAAAAAACACAAACTATGTCGATATTGTCATGACGGACGACGCGCTTCGTTCTCAGACAACGTCCCGGAACAACAAGTACTATGCTGACAAACCGTATGATTTCCCTCATTTGGAAATTGAAAATCCAGAGAATCGGTTTCTTCGCTGGGATCCAGCAAGTACTTTTGCAATTTACCAGAGTATGTCATACGCAAAAAGATATCCAACTGATAAATAAAGATCTTTGATTCTATTAGATGGACCCGTTCGCGCTTGCCGCAGTTGTAGGCCTTGTTTTTGCCGGAAAAAAGTTGAGCGACAATAAGCTTCAGCAGGCGACAGAACCAAGTCCTCCCGAACAAATTACAAAATTTGATCTTGTCCAGTATAATTTTGCTGAGCAGCCTCAACAGATTGATCCTCTCAACACGCAGCCAAATACAGGCCGTGGGTTTTCAGGTGGGTTACGTCTTCCGCCAAAAGATGCTGTTCCGAACATGGCTGACATTACAAAAACAAATCGTAGATTTCCATACGGCCAGCCTGTCTACACAACAGATGCAAGCCGTGAGCCCGTTTCGAACAAGATGAATAACGTGAATCCAGCAGACAAAAAGTATGTTGGTCGCGGTCTGGGTCTAGATCCAGACGTTCCTGCATCTGGTGGTTTCCAGCAGTTTTTCCGCATTTATCCAAACAACATGAACGAAGAGCGTCTCACAAATTTACCAGGAAACTGGGGAGGTCCAGCAAACTCACTTGTCAAGAATGGTTCAGCAATCATAGGAAGTATAACCCATCCTGCAAAACTTTCAAAAGAGACAACGGATACATATGGACCAATGCCCACGCGAGGCCAGGGTCAAGGTGGTCCAATGACAGGTCCAGAAGGTCACCCAGAATTTGTAAAGACAAAGCGTGCTACCAACCGAGAATTACAGGGTGGCGATCTTCAATTTGGCCCAGAGCAATACAAAGTTCCTCAGGAATACACTCCAGGGACATATCGTGAAGATGCTCGTTGGTCAAAGAATCGCATCAATCCAGATCGTGCTGGAAACGCTGGTCGTATGAATGTACGCGCAGATCCAGTTGGTGCAGTAGGAGCAAATACTCAGACTCGTATCGAGGCGGGTGCTCTTCCCGTTCGTCCAGCTGATGGTTCTCGTGGGTCTCGGTATGTACCAAACCAGTATGATAAACTCAACGTTTTCAAGGGTCAGCCAGATCCTCGCACAAGTAAGCTGGGCATTGCAGCAAATGTTCTCAAGGGAAATCCATTTAACCACACACTCAGTACAACTTAAAATGTAAATATAATTCAATGCAACTTTGGAAATGGGCTTTCGTTCTAGGTCTTTTGTTTCTCATTACATATAATCCAGCATCAGGTGGAAACGTTGCAAATTTTTTTAAGCAGTAATTGTAGTTATGCTGTCCTCGACAAGAGAACGACATAAAAGCATTGCAATACCTGTAACGACGATTGGAAACAAGCAGTACATGCTCATAGTCCACGATCGTCGATACCAGGAGTGGACGTTTGTAACAGGTGGCTGCAGACGACGAGAGGTTATAAATCCTCTTCGTTGTGCACTTAGAGAGCTCGAGGAGGAGACGAGAGGGATGATTAATCTTAAAAAGGGAAACTATTCCTATTTTCAGTTTTCGACCAAGTACAAGGGTCCAGGAGATTCAGAGGCTGACATTGAGGATAACGTGACGAGCATTTATCACGTGTATCTTATTGATTTTCCAATGACGGCAAATGAACACACGTACATTATCCGGCGATTCAATGAAGAAAAGTATAAAATGGAGAATCAACAAATGTATTTTCGTAAAAATTACGATGAAAATGACAAGGTTGAGTTTGACACCCTCGACGGAATCACAGCACGTGAAAATCTCTGGGACATGATTCGGACGCATGTCATTTCAAATCCAGATTTCCATGAGGCACTTTCATCGCAGTTAAAGTCACCTTTTTATTTTAAAAACTAATTCAAATGACAAAATCAAAAAAGGTTTTTGCCGAAATGCTCGTTCAACAACAGGGGTTTGGAGATGCAGAAGAAATTTCAAAGACAATGACACTCGTCGACATTATTTATGAATTGAAAAAAACTGAACCTCCAAAGGAACCAGAGCCTCAAAAGGAACCAGAGCATCCAAGAGACATTTGGAGCAGACTCTCGGACTAAAAAGTACACGAGCACATAAACCATGGATAAATGGACGACTCAAAAAGGTCCCGGAACACACGTCCTCATGGATGGAGGAATTCTTCAAGTTCCATTTGAAAAACTCGAAGAATTCTACACAGATTACATTCATCTTGTCCGAACAGGCAAAAGAGTGTACGTAGTCGAACAAAAGACGGAGGTTTTCAAGTTTTTTATAGATTTGGATTACAAAGATTCAAAACCTCTGTCAGAACCAGACGTTCTTGATTACGTCAGAATAATGAATGGGGTTGTAAAAGGAAAACAGTGTGTAATTGCTCGAGCCAAACCCCGTAAACTCTCGGATGGATCCATCAAATCTGGGGTTCACATTGTCTGGCCAGATGTCTTTGTCAAAAAAACAGAGGCTCTTGCTCTGAGAACACGAATTCTTCTCGAACTTCCAGATGACCCAGAATGGAATCAACGAATTGATTCGAGCGTCTATGGTGGTTCCGGTCTTAGAATGGTTTGGTCTCACAAAAAGGAACGAGGCAAGGATACAGATCCGTACATTCCATGGATGGAGCTTGATGGCCAGATTTTTGATTCCGTGCCAACAAAGGAACTCTTGGAGTTGTTTGCAATTCGTACAAATGAATCTTCAGTTGGTATGAATGTCGAAATTACATGCACTCCTCTTGAACGATTTATACAAAAAAACCTCAAGGGTCAAAAGAATGCAGGTGTAAAACGGGTCATTCGGAAAGGAAATGACAAGATTATTGTTCAGACAGACTCTCACTACTGTGAAAATATACAAGGGGAACACAAATCAAACCATGTATGGTTTAGTATTTCAAAGGGGAAAATTTGTCAATTGTGTCACGATGAAGATTGCAAACCTTTTGTCGGACAGGAGCATAAACTTTCTCCGACTATTATAGCTGAGCTTAAGAGTAATGTTGCTGTTGACAATTCTTCTTATGTTCCTATTTGCAATCTTGTTCCCGACTTTTGGTGGAAAAAAGAATAAGTTTCTCAGACAGGTTCATCCGTACTCTGGTCTCGACCCTCAAACATGGGAATTGTTTATAATGCACACGACAGAATTTGAAAATAAACAAAACTCTTTAGAAAAGAGGGCACAGAATCTCTACTCTGCTATTGAAGATGTAAGAAACCTGGCTCTCTTTATAAGACGCGCAGACGACCACGAACACCAGGAAAATCTTGAACAAATTGCTTTGCAGATTGGTATAGAAGGTGAAGAAAAACTCTTTGAACTTTCTAAAAAGAGTGGTGTTTATTTCTTTCCTAAATACTTAAACGAAACACGACAAGATGAAATAGAAGATGTTAATGGACATAGATCAGGCGCTGCAGTCAATGACCATTTCCCAGATCCCAGAAGCCACGGCCAATAAGACTTCAAGATACGGGCGTGTTATAAAGCCTCCTGTGCGCTACACTCCAGTCGAAGTGTGCGTTGACGACTATTCAAAGGAGGATTACG